TCGCGCGCGGCATCCTGGTGTGGGGGCGGGGGAAGCGCCTTTCTTTTTTTTCTGCTCTAAATTGATTACCTGAAAATCTTCAAATTCTGCTTTTCCTGACACTACTTTCTGAAGAGTATCGTACATATTTCTTAATTTTTCAGAATGGAAGAAAAAGCCCGTTTTAATTGCATGACCTATTAGCTGGCCTGAATAGTCTGTTGTGAGCTTGTGCGCATCATAAACTTTATTGACAGTGAATATATTAACGTGAGTTGAACACATGACTAAATAGTTAGCTTGTTCTCGAAAGGGTTTTGCCATACGTAAGAATAACTGAGAAGTACCAATAATAGCTTTACGTTGCTTGCGTTGTTGCGAGATTTCGGTAAATATATACGGTGGTATATCTTTACTTTCAAGCGCATTAAAATATGTATGAATTTCATCTATTAAGTAGATAACACCATATTTATTATTATTTACTTCAACTAATAAACGGTGCAGATCATCGTGATTTTTGAAAGTTATAATTTTATTAGGTAAATCACTATTAAATTCTAAATTCGTAACTAAAATCGATTTTGGATAGCGAACCATAAGATTATAAACGTGTTTTACCGCTGAAAGAGTTTTACCTGAGCCTTGCCAACCGCAATATACAGTTAAACCTGATGCACGGAACAGCTCTTTATCTTTTGAATCTATATAGTTTTGCTTAATAGAATCAAAATGAATTTTTGCTTCTTTTTTGATGAATGAGAGATATGACATTTAATGACCGCCTCCAGCTATATGTGTTTTATGTAAAGCCCACCAAAGAATACTCAAGCCAAACTCTGATACTATTAAGATTGTGTTTAAAGTGAGCGGTAAAACAATTATCCACGAACCACCAGCAACGTAAGACAAAATACCAACACCAGCTGAAATAGATTCAAAAATAATCGAAACAGAATTAAAAGCGTTTAGAATATCTTTAATAGGTAGAGTTGAAACAATAAGAATAAAAGGCGATATTAAAATATTAAAAATCTCTATAAAACCTTGCAAAAGTAAATTCCAAATCATTATTCTTCTCCCCCTTGTTGCCACATATAACGAGTACCAAACAATACAGACATAAATTTAACAATTCTATCAATAGTTATCCAAACCATAGAAAAAATAATTAAAGCTCTTGCAATAATAATTAGAAATGATGGAACACTACAAACTGAAAGAATAAGACCCCCAACACCGAAACTGCAAACAGAGTTTCCGCTAACCTTACTTCTAAAACCACTTGAAAAATTAAATATTGAGCTTACTTCAGGTGATGAGTTTTTAATTTTATCTGCAAAACTGTTAATCTGCTCTTTAGAAACATTAGAATCTAAAACAAATAACCATTTAAAGAACTTTCCCAACTCTTCAAAGAGTTTAGTAAAGAAATTTGCTAGAAAATCCCAAATATTTTTAACTGAATCTATTAAACTGCTAAATAAATTTTTAACACCGTTTATAATAGTATCTGAAATACCTAAAACAGCTTTTTGAGTTCGTGCTATGGAATCGATCATCGGCTGAAAAAATGCTTTAATTCCGCCTAAAATATCAAGGTTAAAGCCACCACCGCTATTATTTGAATTATTAGTATTACTTGAATTGTTAGAATTTCCGCCAACTGGATCGACTAAAAACCCACCTTCGTTTCTGTTCCAGTTATTAACTTTTAAAGTTGAACCACCGAGTAAGGTTAAACCGTTATCAAAGTCTGTATCTGTAAAACTTACAACTTCATATAAAGGCATATTATATGCGGTATTTGTACTGATATAGCTTGTATCTATTTTTTGAGTTCTACGACTATAGTCTAAGGTCATAAAATAACCAGCATCAATTTTAATTTTAAATCTTCCACCTTCTTGTACCATTGATAGACCACAGTTAGGAATAGAAGTTAAAGTTCTGTCATCATAATAATCTGTTTTATAATCACATATATAAGCAATAACTTTTAAATTTTCGGAATAGTTATTTTGTGCATAAAAATAGTAATGCAAGTCAATATGTTTTTCATCTTTAATTGATGAGGCAGAATGAAACCTTTGCCTTATGGTGCGATCATCTGAAGGTGAAATTTTATAACTTTCAACTGCGTGGGCGGTTTTTGTTGTAATCGTAAAAATACCAAGTGATAAGAATGATCCAAATAATAAAAAATAGATTTTCCATTTCATATTTTACCTTTTTGGGCGTACTTTCATATTTTTAATAATGTATAATGCTAAAACAGTTAGCATTATGATAACGAGCCAAGTTATATCATCAAATTTCACAAATTTACTATGGAGTGGTGTAAAGTAATAAATATCTTGCATATTTTCTCCTATAATCTATCACGAAATAGAACGTTCATTATCATTGAATATATAAGATGAATACCTGCTAACACTCCAATGATAGGTAATAAGAAAACAAAACCTTTAGAAAATAGGTCTAAGATTATACCGATAACTTCATTTGATGAAACATTTTGAACCATTATTTTTTACCTTTATATTAATTAACTTTTGATATTAATAGAGAAGGGGCGTTATAGCCCCTTTTCTAAACGCGACCTTTTTTACCGCGGTTAATAACTTTTCGAATAACCGAAATACCAACAACTGCAACCAAAATAGGTGTTACGAATGTAAGACCAGCGGTGAAGTTCTCAGTAATAGTTGTTACTAAGCTAGAAGAAAGACCTTCAGGAATAGCAATAGCCATAGTTTTTCCTTTCTTTTAAATTTGATATTATTTTTTGTTCGCTTTTTGTTTGCGAGTTTGGACTAACAGTTTAAGTTTCACATAGACTGTTAGTCCTCGTTTAGAAAGTTGTCAATCTTATCTGATTGCGAAATTCGAGAAATAGCATCTTTAAGACCAAATTTATCTTTAGGATCTACAAAATAACGGATTTCAAGACCATTTTTAAAATGCAAAGTCATAGTAGTATAGACATTGCCAGTTTTTGGCGATTCTTGAGTTTTAATAGACAAACGGGAAAGTGCCGAAATAATATTATCTTCGTTTAGTAAATTTTCTTTATTCATGTAATTTTTCCTTAATTAAATTTAAAATTATTTTATATTACATGATCATTTTATCAAATAGAGAAATTATGTCAAGCGTCGCACAATATATCTTTTACGACAAATACCTAGATACTACAAGATAACTAAGTATTCATCATTAATACTTAATCCATATTTATATTTGTGTCTATAAATTTATATAATCTTCAAATATTTTTACACTATTATATCTCTACAGACAATGTGTTACTTTTAACAATCTAATGGATTAATATACCTTTTTCTTAATGTAATATTTTATCTGTATTTTTTGTCATCAAACTCCCGGTATTAAAATCCCAAAAATAAAAAAGAGAATTAATACATGTATCTTTTTTATTATATGGGAATAAAATGCTTATTGCCGTGGTTTAATATCTTTATTGATATTTTATAAAACTTTAGATTATTTACCGATAAAATATCATTTTTATAGCTTATTAAATTATTGTTTTAACCCCCTGCTTTGCTATTATTTGACAAATTTGACTTTTTATTATTTTATATAATAATATAGTTTTTTATAGACTTCTCTTTTATTTGTATTCTGAATAATTCAATAGAACAAAAAGCGAACAAAATATACATTCCCCTTTTTAATCTTTTCGAAAAATACCTATTTATAATATCCTTTTCCTTCAATTCTTAAATCTACATAACTAGGTGAAACCTTATGCGCCGCAAAATAATTGATCGCTGTTTTAAAGTTAGCCATTTGCCCCTCGGCCGACTCAGATGTAGACATTTTAGCATAATATTTCACACCATTCACAGACACCTCGACCTGCCTTAAGCTAGCGGGAGGAATACGAATTTTAGTAATCTCTAAACCGTTATTATTAGCTGCAGCAACTAGCTTTCCAACAAAACTAAAGAAACTACCACTTGCAACATTTTTACCGTTTGATGCCGTTAAACCGCTATCATCAACAATTGCTAGTGTAGGCTTATCAAAAAGGGTCACAGAAAAAGAAACACCTTCAGAATCAACAAATAATTCCTTCCCTTCAGCATTCCATGAAGCAACTGGTTTTCGAAAACTTAATTCAAAATTATAAGAAGTAATACCGTTCAAATTTATATTAGAAATATCCAGGATTTCAGGATTATCATTCTGAACCTTCGAAATTAATGCTTTTTTATTTAGATTTGGCATAAATCTCTCGCTAGGGTTTGCCGAAAAATATTCTTCTATCGAGGTTTTGTATTTTTCTAAATTATTATTTGAAATACTCTTAGCGGTAACTGAAACCCTAGATACAAACTGGAGCAAAAATACAACCATTAAAATTGAAATAGCTGTAATACTTATAAAAAATACACTTAGTTTTCGTCGGCGCACAATTAATTTATGCTCTTGTGTTCTTTCAGATTTATTCCATTCCCTGTTAGAAATAGTTACACCACGGCGAAAAGCACCCTTCTCTTCGGAGTGCTTTTTTAGAATTTGCTCGCGTTTTTCTCGACGCGTTAAGTTTTCCGCTTCTTTCAT